TACGGCCAACGCTGTGAGATCGCGAGTCCACAGGTTGGTCGGACGACACAATGATTACGCTGCCAAGAAGCATGAGCAGGGTAGCAATGCCTACAATCCGCTTGGTGGGATTTTGACGCCTTCTCGCCACGAGAAGAAAGCCAGTATTCGAAATTCTGAGCGGATCCGTCTAGTAATGCTGAAACATGCTGAAGATGCTAACAATCCAGCGAGCATGTCGTCCAAAGGTGACACTCCTCCAGACACATCGATGTCGGAAGAAGGAGTACCATCTCAGCCAAGCGAGACTACATCCCAAAAGCGGATGATTCAGTCGAGCGGAGCGGCCATCGATTACACTAAAGGCGATGCGAAGGCTGTGCCCCAAGCACGGATGGGTGAGGTTCTGACAGAACCAGCCCAGAGGAAGTCCTCGGACCCAGTTCTTCACAACAACCTCGATGCAACAAGCGGTGCTGGCGTCAAATTGTCGTCGGTAAAGATTGCGGCAGCCAGGGCCTTCCTAAAGAGGGCAATGGAGGAGGGGGCGTCGGAAGATGCGACGCCTGAGCAGAAGGAGAAGGCGGAAAAGCTGCAAGCCGCCCTCAAATCCAAGCAGGATGAAAAAGAAAAGGGGTCGATGGGGATGGGAACAGGCGCGGCGTCTACCGGTGCCTCTCCAGCCGTCAGTGGTGGCGGTTCGGGAATGCCGATGGGCGGCGGATTCTAGGAGACAATGATCATGAGCAAAGTAAAGATCAGTGCCGCAAAAGCCGCTGCGGTTTATGCGGAAGTCCCCGGGGTTCTTCGTGCGCTGTCAAGCGAACTTGAGAACACTCGGACTAAATTGGCCCGTGCGAACATCAAGTTGGCTGGGTATCAAGAACGGGAGCGTATTGAGAAGATCGCACACCAAATGGGAACAAAAGGCATTCAGTCTTCCCACGAGGATCGTGTAGATCTTATCAAGAGAGCTCATGCCAACGGCAAGAACCTCGATGTGATCGAGGAGGCGGTCGAACTCACCGTTCGTGATGGCAGCTTCGCTAAGTTGGCAGAAAGCCCCGGTAACGGCGGTGGACACAGCCAACTCGAGGCATACCTGTTGGACGGAATATCTGAATAGCAGCGTTGTGAAAGACACTACGGAGGAAACAAAATATGACCAATTTCGAACTGGTCTCTGATCTACAGTCCCTGCAACGTAGGGATTTTGGGTTGGCAGACAACTCACTCATCAACCCAAACAATGCGAACCCGCTTATGGACGGCGAGTTCTTGGCCCTTGACGCTGACTACAAGCTGGTTCGCGGTTCAACCCAGGGATTGGGCTATGCCCTTTTCATGGAAAAGGGACGTTACGACGTTCAAGCCATCAAGAAAACAATGGTCCTCTTCAGCGGTGGGTACGAGGCTAACACTCGCGTGTATAAGCCTGCCGGCCTTGCATTGGGCGCTGCGCTCATGATTGATGCAGCCGTCACTGTGGATTCGTTGACCAAGTCTGGTTTGGCGCTGCACACAGGTGGCATTGTTATTGGGTATGTCACTCGACTGCCTGCATCTAACGGAAATCGTCTGCGCTTCCAGCAGACCCTTTTCTAGGCCATTGGAAAGAAAAGGAGAAAAAACAGATGAGCACTGCAACTATGTTGAATGATGTCTTCTCTCAACGCCTTGGTTCAAGCGAAGGCAAAGAGAAGATCGCAGAATATGCCGGTACGTATATCCGTGACCGGCTCCGTGAGGTTTCTTTCGCACGAAAAGTCTTGCCACCACAAGACGTGACTCGTGCCGATTGCCAGCGTTCGGTTAACCACGACACCTTGGTCAAGATCATCGACATCGAGCCACAATCTCGTGCGATGAGCCTGACCTTCCGTGGCCAGCCGACTGCTCGCTTCATCCGTGCCCCTCGTGCAGAGGTAGCTTTCTACACCATCAGCTCGGAGAAATTTGAGAAGACGGAGCAGGAGCTTTTGGCCTATGAGATGCCAATCACCAAGGTCATTGAAGACAACTCGGTGAAGGACATCCAAGAAATCGAAGACCGTGAGTTCACCACTCATATCGAAGCTGCTGTTCAAGCCATCCAACAGGAGGCCAATGGCGGTGCGGTGACGACTCTCAACTCGGCGGCGGTTATTGCCGGCACCACAGTTGAGGCGGCGGTTCGTAAGGGCGAATTGGCCAGGAACGCGACAGGTCCAAACGCAACATCGGCAGTACCACTGCCTTTGCAGCGTCCAGACATCGTGAACTTGTTCAAGTTGCTTGATGGGAACCGTTTGCGTGCAGAGGTTGTTCTGTTGACTGAGGTTGACTGGGACGACATCTTGCAGTGGACGGTTGAAGATCAAGGTGATCGCGTGCAGTCGGAGACCACGGTCGACGGCTTCAAGTACAACACCTTGTTGGGCCGGTCGTACATCCGTACGATCAAGACGGACATTCTGCGTCCTGGTAACGTGTACACGTTCACCAAGCCAGACTTCTTCGGGAAGTTCTATGTCCTGAACAACACCAAGTTCTATATCGATAAGATTGCGAACTTGATCACATGGCAGTCTTGGGAAGATATTGCCATTAGCGTCATCAACATCGCAGCTGTGCGTAAGCTAGAGCTGTACGGTGGTGATGCTACCTCAAACGACACAGACGGTATTCTCAGCTCGGTTATTCCGGTTGAGGAAGAAGACCTTGGCGCCGTCAACAACCGTGTTGACGACGGACTCGTCTTCCCGGGGATTGAGTCCTACTAAGTAGTGGCTTGATCTAAAGAGGGTAACCAACCGGTTAGGGACGCCGGCGTCTCACAGTAGGCGTCGGCGTTTTTCTTTTTAGGAGATTTCAAGATGGCCGAAACAAAGACAGAGGTTCAGGAAGAGCCTAAAACAGAGACCCCACAGGTCTACCGTATCGAGAGTATGGTCCGTCGTCCCGGTTCAAGGGTCCAGCGGTATCAATCTCCAACACGGCACAAATCCAAGCAATTCGTTGCCGGTCAACGCCTCATCCGTATGCGCCCCATCTATCTCGATGAGCGTGCGATGGAGAAATACAGTGATGAGATCAAAGACAAGGTACTGAGTGGCGAGATCAGGGTCATCGGTCCAGATGGCGCCATCTATGACTCGTTGCCAAACGGAATCCTCACAAAAATCATCCCAGGCAAAGGATCTGAGGTGCAGCAGTCTGATGAGAGTATCGACGATTCTCCACCAGAGGCTCCACCGGAAGCTCCACCGGAAGCTCCACCGGAAGCTCCACCGGAAGCTCCACCGGAAGCTCCACCGGAAGCTCCACCGGAAGCTCCACCGGAAGCTCCACCAGAGGAAGAATTAGAAGAAGATTCTACAGATGAGTCGGTGTCTGACTCTTCGGGTGAGGCGCGCGACCACAACAGGAAGCACAAGAACAAGAAAAAGGGTAGGGGTTAGTCATGACGGTTGTACCTGCAAAAAACCTGAGTTCCGGAGGGATAGATCTCCCCGGAGGTTGGAGGCTTCTTCCAGGGAAAACTGGTGAATGTGTCCATCAAAACGGTGAACGGGTGAACGGCATCCCTTCCGACATTGCTTGGCACCCTAAGACCCTGCATTTGGCGCAGAATGGGATGCTAGAGATCGAGGGGTTCAGTACTAAACCAAAGGCTGGAGTCCCCCAACCCAAAATGTCCGAAGAAGAAAAGGCGGTGGCCAATGCGCAAGGGACGGAATCGTCAGGGTCAGGGAGCGAAGGTGGCTCGTCTTTTGGCGGCGGTGGTAGCGGCAAACGAAAACGAGGCAGGTAATAACACTCCTGCGAAAACGAAGAAGACCAAGAAGAAAGTGAAGTCAGATCGATGACGCAACAACTACAGGGGGCAACCGGGCTGTCTGGTATGAGCGATGTTTTCAACTCGTTTGTCCAGACGGTCCGCCTGTATATGCGTGATTACCCAGAACTGAATCGTTTAGTGAAAGGTGAGGAACACTCCAGCCGGATGATTGCGTGGGCGATAATGGACATGCTGTCTGACTTCGCAGGCACTCCCCCAAATCTTGGTTACTTCACTCTGGAGATGATGCTGCAGCGTCACTATCAGTCGTTCTGTTTACGAGGAACGGTTATCTCGCTGTTGCAGTCGGCCGCTATCCTCCAGATGCGAAACCAACTAAACTTCTCTGATGGGGGCATCAGTGTCGGAGTGTCCGACAAAGCACCCCAATATCTTCAATTCATGAGCCAGTTACAGCAGAAATACGAACAGGAAAAGGTGCAACGCAAAGTGGCTTTGAATATCGAAGCTGCAATGGGGGATGCCGGAGGTGTTCATAGTGAGTATTTCTTTGTGAATGGTTGGTACGGCAACTACTAGGAGACACCCATGACAGTAGTCAAACAAGTGGACAACCAACAGGAGTTGGACGACTACCTTAACGGTCGTGTGCTCGGTTCACCACTCAAGAGTAAAGTTCACGGACTTGATGGGCTCACGTTGATAATCAATAACGGGGGCGATCAAACAGTGACATTTTCTGATACCGATGGTGTCGGACTTTCTCCAAAACAGATTTTGGATAAGATAGTCGCTGATGTACCGGCACTAGCAAACCATGTTGGTTTGCGTAATTACAATCACAGCACGTCTTACCTGTCCGCAGCTCTGCAGATAGTACTGTTGACGGCCACGTATTTCGTGAAGGGGACGGGGACCGCCAATACCATTTTGGGGTTTCTCGCCGTAGACCAAACAGTCACACCAATACCACAGGCAAACATTGTCAGCATCCTTCCGGCCAGTGGGCCTGGGGGTATGTTTGTTGTTGTACACGTGTAGGAGTTACCAATGCGTGATCCATTGACAGAGTATTTGAGTGCCAAAGAGAGTCATGATATTCCGTGGGCAGACGCCGCGGAAGCATTCATGAAGATGAAGCTCGCCTCCGGAGGTCTTTTGACTGCCGAGGTTGATATGCTCTCTGCCTCAGTTTCCAGGCCAAATTTGGTAAAGGTAGCTGAAGAGCCCAAAAGTCCGATGACCGAAGCGCAAAAGGCAATAGCGCAAGGTATGATCAACGGGCTACGTGGTAACGTTTCAAGCGATGTGCGTAAAATACACACGATCAACACTACTCGTGGTGAGCGTAAGGGCAAATTGTATGGGTCTGGATTAGGCGCTGCAGCGGGGGCGATTCTTGGCAAAAAGAATCGAGCCATTGCTGCGCTGGTTGGTGGTGGTCTCGGGAGACAAGCAGGGCAGTACATCGGGCAGGAATCGGATGCAGCAAAAGCGTCTGCACGCTTTCGTCCAAAAACGGCGAATATTGAAAAAACCGCAATAGCGAACCTTCTTGTCTCGTCCTCTAAGAAGGGGCTCTATAAACTGCATGATCGTCTCGGTGGTAGCATCCAGAAGACGGTACAGAAAGCAGGAGAAACGGTTAAGAAAACCCCCACTACCCCAGAAGCATTCAAAGCAATGCTGACGAAGAGGGCTGCACAAGAAGTCATACCAGTCCCAGAAGACCCTTCAGGTGCTGGTATCCCGGTACAGAAAGCACCGGTACCCTTAGATGCCGAGCTCCAAGAGCATATGGCATCCTTATCTCCTGAAGAACTCCAGGAGCTAATAGCAGGCTCTAAGGAGGATTCAGAAGAGGACTTCGACGAGGAATCTGAGGAAGAGCCTGAGGAAACTGTCGACGATTTCCTCGACGCCCAACAAAAAGCCAACGAGGCTGAGTTCTTCCAACAAGCGGCGGAAGAAGCGCAGCAAGAGGCCGCCATGGCCAACGAACGCGCACAGCAAGCTGAAGAAATGGCACAACAGCAAGCACAGGAGGGGGCTGCTCAGGCACAGATGGCTCAAGAGCAGTCCACAGTTGCCACTCAACGTGCCGAGATGGCAGAGCAGGATGCTGTGTCTGCCCGTGGTGAGTCCATCGGTGCTCAGCAACAGAATATCGCTATGCGGCAGATGGTCACATCGTACCGTCAGCAGTTGATGGATACTCTGGCACAAGACCCTCTGGCGTCGTTGCCTCCACCAATGGTACCGCAGGGTGCCGACCCAGCCATGGGAGGACCTCCAGATCCTGGGGGCCCACCTCCGCCCGGAGCAGAAGGCCCACCTCCCGGACCGCCACCTCCCGGACCGCCACCTCCCGGAGCAGAAGGCCCACCTCCCGGACCGCCACCTCCCGGAGCAGGAGGTCCATCCGGTGGTACGCCGCCCCCCACAATCCCACCCACCGCATAAGGAGAGACTATGAGCACACGTGAAGAAGAAAAATTCCTTGCCAACATGTTTGATGGGCACTTCGAGAAGTCTGCAGAAGCCGACCTCGGGGATTTCATGGATACGTTGAGCACAGAAGAGTTGGCAGAGATCATCGGATTCAATAAAGCAGCAAGTCTCGCAGGTGAGATAGCGTCCCTCAAAGCCACACCTGGCGCTGCTGTTGCTGCACACAAGAAAGGTTTGAGTGGGGGCGATACCAGCATGCGACGCGGTGCTGGTGGGCTCTCTGGGTACTTAATAGGACATGGCCGTGGTGCGAAGGAGCACTACAAGTCAAAAGGGATCACCAGGTCGTATGGCGGTCTAGGTTCAGCCACAGTCAAAACCAGTAGCTTCAATAAGATCGCTGTGGCTGGCTCAGACCTCCCTGAACTTCCAGATTCTGCTCAAGGCGCCGAACTGGACGTTAAACAACGTAAGGTCAGTGACAATGTCAACAAAGAGCATCTTTCCCAAGTTCCAGATAGGTCAAGCAATCCAGATCCTACGATCAGCTTTCAAGGTGAGGGTAAGACCGCGGCTCAGAAGGCTAAGACGGCGGCTATTGCATTTAATATGTACCGTAACGTGCCGGAACACATGCGCAGTGATGTGATCAAGACTGCTGCTGCTCAGATGCGTAAGAAGTCTTGAGCTGTGATGTGTGATGCCGAATCTACAAGTCCAGAATGTTCGTGTACGTAGCTTCTCCCTCGATCTCCTCGAGATAACTTGGGAGATTGAGGACACGTATACCGACCCTCTAGACTTCAACTTTTACATTCTCCGCTCTGAGTCCCCAATGGGGCCTTGGGACCAAGTTGCCGGCCCCTTCACTGATCGGTTTCGTTTT